CATCATCAGTGAATGGAACATTCTGTGATTTTTTGAAATGAAGATTGATACGATCAATCAAGAACATTTTACTTAAATCTTTATCTGCAACTTTGAAAAAGTTTTTGTCATGTAATTCACCATATCCTGTCACGAAAGTACGAACCGAGCCAGGGTACTTACTTTGTACCATTTTTTCGATACGAACATCTTCTAGGATATTAATGACTGCATGTGGTACACCAGATTTACTAGCATCTTCCATGCCGTCAAATGGTGTGTAGAGTGCATGTCCAACTTCGTGAAGTGTTAACATGTTAAGAACATCTTTAGTCATGTCCTTCCACATTGGAAGTACCAGTTCACGAGATTGTACATTGAATGAGGCGGTTGAAACTTGTTTATGAACTACATTTAAATCTTCCTCTGCCAAGAGTTTGGCAAGAATTGAATTATCATGTAATGTTGTAGTCATTTAACCTCTCTTTTGAAATATATACACATTATAAGGCATAGAGGCACGTTTTGTCAAGGCTATAACATACTGATTTTTGGTGAGTTTATAAAATAATTTAACTAAACTATCAAGTTTTGTGCATTTTTTACTGCAAATTTCTCCTCTAAAGCACGTTTTTTGGCCTTTTCCATCTTTTCCAATGCTCGATCTAACTTAAATTTTGAAACTCGTGATGTGAAGTCAGTGCCTTCCATGTGATCATATTCATGTTGAAAGATACGAGCTTCTAATCCAAACATAGCCTTTTGTTGTAACTCTCCATATTCATCTTCATATTGACACTCAATACCATCAGGGCGTTTGACTTTTAACCATAAGCCAGGCCATGTGAGACAACCTTCATCCTCTGACGTTTCATCTTGTGAATAAGAAATAATTTGTGGATTAAAACATGCAATGATTTCTTTATTATTAAAATCTGAATACATGATAAACACACGTTCACGAACACCCACTTGATTAGCAGATAATCCTAAACCAAAATTTTCTTTCATGGTTTCAATTAAATCTTCTTTCAGTTTTACTCGATCTAAATCTGCACTACATTTGGGTAGTGGAACATTTGTTGAAACTTCTTCTGGTGATAATAATTTATAAGTCATTATATAAACTCCTCTTAGGCAACATGACTAAACCCTTTTTCTTTTTTGAATTGTAAAACACTTCTAAACTTATCAATCAACATATCCTGTTTATGTGAAATTACAAATACATTCTCTTTGGTTAGTGTATTTAATATCTTCAAAAACTCATCTGTTCCAGCACCATCTAAAGAGCTGTCAAATATCTCATCAAGTATCAGTAGATTGGTATTGGTACTATTTTTCATTTTTGCAATAGCTCTCCATGTGAAAAGTAGAGCTAAATCAATACGCATCTTTTCACCTTCACTGAAAGAAGCATAGGAAAAATCATCACGATACCTTGACTTAATTGTCTCATTAAAATTTTCATCTAAAGTAAAATTAACATAAAACTCCATTGAGTTTAGATACTTGTTAATTAATTTGTTCATTACAGGTAAATACTGTTTAATGATTTTTGTCTTAATACCTGTATCTTGAAGCATGACCTTTGATGCTTCTGTGTAAGTCTTTTCCTTCTTTAACTCTGCTCTTTTTTCTTCAGCAACCTTACACTCTTTTTTCATGTCTTTCAGTTTATCAATATCATCTTGTGATATTGTCTCATTACTTTGTGTTTTTATTTCTTTAAGTAACACTGCATTAAACTTTTCTAGTTCTGTTACTGAGCTATTCAATCGTGCTATTGTAACTTGATTGTCTCTTATCTCATCAGTAATCTTTTTAATTTCATTCAGTCGTTCTTGATTCTTACCTTCTGCCTCACGCAATTCTTTTAAGCCCTTTGTTACAACAGAATCTTCCTCTTTACGATTTGTGATCATTGTGTTTTTATAGTTTTCATCTATGTGTTGTTGACAAGTAGGACATTCAATATTTGTCTCAAAAAAGTCTATCATAGACTCGTGTGTTTTATGTTTCTCTATTAAAGTTGCACGAATCTCTTTAAACTTACTACTTCTTTTTTCGGCTTCAATTTGATCATCAATTGATGCAAATAGATTTTTATTCTTTTCATCATATCCTACACGCTCAGTATTTTTTTCATGTATCAAGTCTTTATTGTTATTATACTTAATTTGTTTTTCACGAATTGCATTTGAACGATTTTCTTTAATATCATCAATGTGATTTTCTTGCATGGATATTTTTTCCATTGCCATGTTTACTTGATAATCCATGTCACGAATTTCATCAACTAAATCTTTTAGTTTTTGTTTTAGTAATAGATTCATCAAAGAAAATATTTGTATATCTAATATTTCCTCAACCACTTCACGGCGATGGCGTGCTTTTAATTGCATGAATGGAACAAAAGTAGAACTACCTAAAATAACTACTTGTGTAAATGAACGATAATTGAGTTTGAGTATTTGTTGTTCAAGTATCTTTTGATAATCACGATTGTTAGCATCTTGATTCATGAGAATACCATTTTGATAAATCTCAAAACGATTTGGCTTCATTCCACGAGTAACTAGATACTCAACTGAACTAATTTTAAACTCAACCTCTACAATCAAATCTTTTAAATTAATTGTGTTTATCAGTTGTGCCTTATTAATATTACGAAACGGCTTACCAAATAATCCAAAGCACAAAGCATCAAGTATTGTAGACTTACCAGCACCATTCTCACCAATGATAAGAGTGGTAGGATTTCTATCTAATTGTATTTCTGTAAATTGATTACCTGTACTTAGAAAATTCTTCCATCTAACTTTCTTGAATACTATCATTTAATAACCTTATACTCACCTTCGGTTTCAATTACAACTCTTGCTCCACACGATAACAAGGGTTTTTCATTACCACCATAAATTACTTTTGATGGGCCAAGTATTTCTACTTCGTGGCAGTATGTGTTTGTCTTACCATCTTTAATTGTAATTACTGGGTCGTCTGTACCATTCTTTTTATTTGCACGAATGACATGTTGATTTACATGAATATATTTCTTTCTCACTCTAGGCATCACATCTCCAAGTCTTGAGCTTCAACGTATAATGTTTTCATCATAGATTTAAGTTTGTTTTTATCTAAATCTACATTTAATTCGTCAATGTATTTTCCTAACAATGACATGGTGTCCTCTGTATTTTCAACAATATCATCTGATACTGTACTTGCATCTAAATCAGAAAAGTCCTCAACAATCTTTACCTCATGACAGTCTGCCTTTAGAAGTCTATCTACAAATTGATCATACTTGTATAAGTCTTTTTTGTTAACAACAATTAACTTAACATATTTTTCTTTGTATTTGGTTACATTGTGTATACTATAATCTTCTTTGGTGTCATCATAATATATTTTTTCAAAGATTGTAAACGGATTGACAATTCTCTCTAGTTCTCGTGTTTCAGTATCAAATATATGAAATCCTTTAGGGTCGTTCCAATCGTTTGAGTATATTTCATATGGTGTACCAAGATAATAAATGTGACCATCATCTGATTTTGTATGAAAGTGGCCAGAGAAAACAGTATCAAACTTTCTAAATTCTTCTCGGTCATAACCATGTTCTGAAACAATTTCACTTTTGTTCATAGCAAAACCATTAATATCTAGGTGTGCCATCATCACTGGTGCATCTGTATCATTTATCATGCCAAAAGAATAAATGGTATTCTGACTATTAATCCATGGCATTAGTAGTATTTTTAATCCATCAAAAGTAACTTCTGTAGCCTCTGCATATGTGTGTATATTTTTATATCGACTATCAAGTAATTCTCGTAGCGAATTAACATCATTTGTGTTTTTATAATAGATGTCATGATTACCAACTAATGCATGTAGTTGTATATCAAGTTGTTCAAATGGTAATATAAATCGTTCACGAAAATCTTTTGCAATACGATACGAAACAAATTTTCTACGATCTAATACATCACCCAAATGAATACAATGTTTGATGTCATTTTCAAGTAAGTATGGAAAAAACACACCTTCATAAAACTTGTAGAAATAATCATTAAAATTTAAATTATCATTCCGAGCACCAAAGTGTGTATCGGTTATCAAAGCTATCTTCATACGTCTAAATCTTTCCAGTCCTTTTCAGATTGCATTACTGGGCCTCTAAGTTCTGATGGATACTTTGCAACTCCATATGTTTTCATGTCCTCAGAGAAAACAAATGGTCTACCACGAACTTTTGACATAAACTCACCATCTTTACCAAAGATGGCAGCTCCCATTCTTACTTCTTTACCCATGCCTGGATAACCATCTGGGCAGGTATTAGTTCCCACAAGTTTACCACCACTACCAGCCTTTCCAAATAAAATACTATCTTGATCAAATTCTTTACCAAATTTTTTTAGATCATTAAGTAGTGTTCCTTTGTCTTGTAAATCTGCAACAAAGAAAGAACTTTCACCCACCTCTCTTGCATTAGGTGTGCCATAATTTTCAATATACGAACCTTTAATACTCGTCACTGAATAACCTCTTGCTCTAAGTTTTGAAAGAAGTAATTTATTTCTTTGTTGATTCTCTTTTCTTGTATATGGTGTTCCCTTACCACAATCAGGTGCATATCTAAATGCAGTAATCGTTCCGTAATCGTGTTCTCTAGAGTGTCGATACAATCGAGATAGACTTGACTCTTTTATTACATCATTGAGTGTCTTTGTCATCTTCCTTCTCCATAAAATTTTCTAAGCCATCAATTTTTTCTTGAGACTCTTTTGTTTTTGGTTTATAAACATCTTCATCTGGTAACATGATTGTTGGGTCAAAACCATCTATACAATATACTGTGTCATCATTGTCCAGTGTGGTATATTGCTCATACTGATGCTTTTCAATCATCTTGTTTTTGATGTGAGATTGTTTTTTCTCTTTTTGTATTCTACGCAAAAATGCATAGTAAATAATTTGAGTAAAATAAGAGAATGGATTTTTAGACTTATCTGGGTCAAAGTTATGTATGTATTGTAAACAGTTTTCAATACCATCTGAAACCATTTCTTTTCGATAAGTATAATTAATAAAATTAGGTCGATACGAAAGTCCATTTGCAATCTTTAAAAAACAGTCACCAATATAATTGGACACAGGTGGTTTTCCCTCTCCAGCTTCCTCTGCTTCTTTACACTGTTCTTTCCACTCTTTCATAGCTTCTAGAAACTTTTTATTATCAACGTAATGTGCATTTTTCTTTTTTTCAGCCATCACTACTCCAATATGATTAAATTTTTGCTATTATAAAGGATACACACAAGGTATGTCAAGGCCTTGACAAAAGATGTTGAAGTCTTTATAATCGCTTTGTGTTCCGTTAAGAACTAATGTAGATATTTGTTTATATCGAGTTGTTGATAATCAAATTCATCTTCTTCATATTCAGCTTCTTCCTCTGCATATACATCATCTGCAAATTTTGGTTCAGATAGAGAGAGGTCATCAAGTTCAACAATCATCTTTTCATAAAATATACCCAACCCATGCGAAGCTTCGGTCATAGTTACAATTGTTTTCTTGTTGATCGAATAATCAGATTTTTCAGATAATGGTTCAATCCAATGGCGCATGGTAAGTGACTCTACCATACCATATTCAGTTTCCCGATTAATTAAACTCATTTTTAAAGGTAAATGTACGTCAACAAAGTTTTGACTTTCTTTGGTGACATTACAAACAATGTCCTCACCATTAGACAATTTTATTAGTTTTAAATTATTCATAACTTTATCCTGTCTATTTGGTAGTTAAATTCTTCTTCATTGTATATATTTAGTCTGTCTAAAAAATGATTGAGAGTGAAGTTTCGTTTTTCCCTGTAAGTAAGATCATCTGCTATATCGTATAGTGTAGTAGAATCTTTATGCTCGCTTCTTCGCAATCCCCTGCCGATGGATTGTAACACTCTAATTCTACTTTTACTGGGGCTTGA